GATAATTTTGAAGTAGATGCTAACGTTAATGACGGTAGTTGTATCCCTGTTATAATAGGATGTATGGATCCTGTAATGTATAATTATGATGATGAAGCGAATACAGAAAGCAATAATTGTATCCCTTTTATATTTGGGTGTACTGATACTACTGCATTTAATTATGACCCTATTTCTAACTCTGATAACAACAGCTGCTTAGATTATATTTATGGATGTATAAATCCTCAGTCTTTAAACTACAATCCTAATGCGAATACAGATAATGGTTCTTGTATAAATATAATATATGGGTGTACAAACTCAGAGGCATATAATTACAACCCTTTAGCTAATACTGATAATCAAAGTTGTGAAGGCGTAATTTACGGGTGTACAAATCCTATAGCTTTAAATTATATTGTAAGTGCTAATACAGATGATGGTTCTTGCGTTACCCCTATATATGGTTGTACTGATAATACAATGTATAACTATAATCCCTTAGCTAATACAGATAACGGAACCTGTATAGGGTTTATTTATGGTTGCGATGACCCTGCCGCTTTAAACTATAATGCTGAGGCAAATACAGACGATAATACTTGTATACTTCCTATATATGGTTGTATGGATTCTACTGCTTTCAATTATGATGTTCTCGCTAACTCAGATAACGAATCATGCATTGAAGTAGTTTACGGTTGTACAGATCCTGCAGCGTTTAATTACAATGTAGAGGCTAACACAGAAGATTTTTCTTGTATTGACGTTGTTTTAGGTTGCACTAATCCTGAGTCATTTAACTATGATGTATTAGCAAATACTGATAACGATGCTTGTATAGATGTTGTAGAAGGTTGCATGGATCAATTAGCACATAATTATAACGAGTTTGCTAACACAGAAGATAACAGTTGCCTGTATGACGCAGGATGTATTGGAGATCCAGGAGATCCGTTTTGGTTAAATGACACCTGTTATGCTTGGGTTATAATGGTAGATCCTTATTGTTGTAATAATGAGTGGGATGACAAATGTCAAGAACTTTATTGGAGTTGTAGTACAGATAGCGAATTAGATACAAGAGATTTACTTAGAGGCCATAATGTAGTTATATATCCAGTTCCAGCTAAAGGTTATGTAAATATATTAACTAATGGTAAGTTTAGTGCTGTTATATATGACTCTTTAGGTAAGATTATAATTAAAATAAAAAAAGATCAAACTCAAAAAGGTTTAAATCAGTTAGACGTAAGTCTTTTAGATGCTGGAGTATATTATTTTAGTATAACATATAATGGCACAACTAGTACAACAAAAGTATTAAAAAGATGAAAAAATTAATATTACTATTACTCCTTATTCCTTTCTTTGGCAACTCACAGGGGTTAAAAAATATATTTAAATACTCTACAATTTATACAGCCATAAATGGAGGGACATCTTTATCTGATAATCAAATATGGTCTGTAACATCTGGATCTTTAGAAGAAGATGTAATTGTTACACCCTTTGATTATACTTTATCTGTAGGTATTAGAAAGATAAAAAGATTTGGATATGAGAATAGAGCGAATACATTCTACAACGGTACTGAGAACTCATACTCAGACGCAGCAACATTAGGTCGGTTAGATGGCTTTGAATATTTATTTGAGGCTGATCTCGTGAGACGGTTAGGCGTTAACTATGTAAACCAGAATCACTTTATAAGATATGTTGCAGATAGCTGGGTAGCCAAGGTGGCATACCTTGAGGATGGATTCGCTGATATTAAATATTTTGAAGCCTCAGAAAGATTTAGATTAAAGGTAAGGGATGGCAAGCTTTCGTTGAACGGGGGTTTAGTACAAAGGCTTGCCGAACCTTACGGATTTGATCCTTTAGCAGATTGGGTTCTTGATAACGGAACTTTACATTACACTTACCTAGCCCTGCAAGAAGGTTATTCTATATCTCTAGATGGAGAGTATTTTTCACCTAGCGGAAACCTCGTAGCAAACAGTCAAGCTGTCTGGGAAGAGGTTGTTATACCACAAGTTATAAATAATTACGTAGAAAACCAAAGAAACTCATTATCTAATATACTTGAGTATTCTTTTGTTATAGGTTTAGACTATTATCATTTTACAAAAGATTTTTGGTTTCACACTTGGGGAAACCTTATGCCATACCACATAGATACTAAAAACACATACTCTTATCATAACTTTAATGGAGGTCAATGGATGGACTACTCTATGGGCTTAATTTATGGTTATAGATTTAATAAAAGTTTTGGTATATTTGTGGAAGGTAAATATAATAAGTATTGGAATAGAAAATGGCATAACTTTAGTGTCGGTCTTAATTACGTAATATTTTAAAAATGGCAAAAGAATTAAACGAGGATACAACCCTACAGCTAAGTATTAAAACGTTAGCAGGAATAGCTGTATTAATATTCACTTTAGTTGGTATGTGGTTTACACTGCAAGCAGATATAACAGAAGCAAAAGAATTACCAATGCCTGCTGATCCAGAAATTACTCGTATGGAATATGATATGAAGGATCAACTAATACGTCAAACCATTATGAGTACTCAAGATGACGTAAAAGAAATTAAAACGCAAATGATTAGAATGGAGGAGAAGATTGATAAGTTAAGATAACTATGAAAAACTTACTAATTACATTTTTTCTTGTATCATCAGTACTATATAGTCAAGACTTTTCTGACGGTATGGTTGCTGTTGAGTTTAATGCTAGTTTTAATAAAGCTAACGAAATATCTTGGCTATCTAAGCTTACAGATTGTGAAACTCAAAGGGTTGATATAACTGCAGATTCAAGATGGTCTAAAGAGTATAAAATAGTAGTTGTTCCTACTATCGTTATATTTAATAACAACGAAGAAGTAAAAAGATTTCAAGCAAACATTATGATGACTATGGAGGCTACTAAGAGTGAGGTTCAAAACTCTATAGATGAAATAGTAATGGAAGCATTTTAAATTTAAATTATGAGACTAAGTAAAAACTTTGTATTGTCAGAGACTACTCGAAGCAATACAGCCAGAAGATTAGGAATAGATAATACTCCTAAAAATGTGCATTTAAAAAATATGCAACATATTATTACAAATCTTGCACAGCCTCTTCGTGACGCATTAGGCCCAATACGAATTACTTCAGGGTATCGAAGCCCAGAATTAAATCGAGCTATCGGGGGAAGTAAAAAATCGCAACACTGTAAAGGTCAAGCTTTGGACCTTCAGTTTTGGAAAGGTGGTGAAATGTGTAATAAGGAAATATACGATTGGATTTTAAAATCAGGTACAGAGTTTGACCAAATGATTAACGAGTTTGATTACGCATGGATACATATTTCTTTAAAAGATAAAGGTAATCGCAAACAAGTGTTAGAAGCGTATAAGGATGATGAAGGAGATACGTCTTACAAAGTTGCAGATATTAATCAAACAGCATTATAATGAGTAAACTATTAAGTTTTCTAGGTGGAGGTGTTGTTAAACAGGTTGGTGACGTATTAGATAACCTTACAACTTCTAAGGAAGAAAAGTTAGAGGCTCAAAGAAAGATTAAAGAAGTTCTTATGCAAGCAGAGGCTCAAGCACAAGAACAAGTTACTAGACGTTGGGAGGCTGACATGAAGTCTGATAACTGGCTATCTAAGAACATTAGACCTTTAATATGTATATTTTTAACTGCAATTTTTGTAGTTTTGTCAGTGTTTGATGGGAATATAGGAGGATTTGAAATCCAAGAGAGTTATATACCCATATATCAAACATTATTAATAACAGTATATGGAGCTTACTTTGCTGGAAGATCTATAGAAAAAATAAAGAAAAAATAAAATGTCAAGTTTAAAAGGAAAGTCAATAGCAACAACATATAAAAGATTACTTCAGTCTTCAACTGAGATTTCTAATACTACTTTAAAAAATATAGAAAGTGGTTCTGGAAACCCTGTAGCGATGAAGTTGTCTACTGATAGAGCGGAGTTTCCTAAAGTTGGGATAGGTACTAATGGCTCGACACCAGATGGGTTACTACACGTTATATCTACATCTGCTGGAACAGTTACTGCAAGCTCTTTAGCTGATGAGGGAGTTTTTGAATCTTCTGGTTCTTCTGGTTTATCTATATTGTCAGGAGCTTCATTTGCGGGGAACTTGTATTTTGGTGACGTTAATGATAACGATGCAGGTAGAATATCTTATGATCATTCTAGTGATTCTTTTAGTTTTGCTACCAATGGTAGTGTAGCAATGACCTTAGATAAAAACTCTAACCTTGTTGTTAATGGTACAGTTTCTCAATCAGATGATAGGTTTGAATTAATAGAAACATTTGAAAAAGTTCCAGGATTAGGTTCTCAAGATGCTACTATATCTCAAGCCTCAAGTGCAACCACTGCTGTAACTCTAAATTCTAAATATGGTATTATAACCATGCAAGCAGTAGATTTAGCAGCTACAGATACTGTAGAGTTTACTTTTAACAATGATCATATATTTAGTGGATCTTCTCAAGTTTTAGTTAACCTGCATGACGGAGGAACTATAGCTGATAACGCTATGGTTAACGTATTAGTTTATGATGTTGCTAACGGGTCTTGTAAGATACGTCTTGGTACTAACGGCACTGATATTGCTTCTCAAACTTTTAAAATATTTTTTATAATAGATCCTTATATAACTCCTAATCAAAACTTTGTTATAGGTGGAACCGATAGTGGTGGTGTTCAGGATGCTAGCAATTCAGGCAGATCTGCATCTTTTGCTGGTATAAAATTATCTACTGGATCTACAGATAACGATTATACTGTTTTAACACCTAGAGATGGTGAAGCTGAAATGCCAGGAAGCTATGATGCATCTGCCTGGTCATCTGTAGGATTTGGTACAGAAAATAAAACAGAGTTTTCTTGTGGTATTTCTACAGGTGGTAGTATAGCTGACACATCTATTTATGCAGGGTTAAAGTTAACAGAAGTTGGTCTTTACACTACAGATGCAAATCAAGCATACTTTTTATACGCTTCAGATGATGATCAAGGAACTTTAACAACAAATGGTAATCTTCATTTTGTTTATAGTGTTGGAGGTACAGATTACGTAACAGATTTAGGTATAGCGGTTGCTGCTAGTACTGTGTATAGGTTACGTATATCTATTGATGAGAATAGAAAAGTTAGTGTTTTTGTAAATAACATTCAGTACGGGTTAACTTCTACAAATACTGGAACAACAGCAGGAGGTGTGACAGAATCTACTTCAACCACTAGGTCTTCTGCTTTAACAGATGATATAGATTTACTTCCTTTTATAGGTGTTCAAACTCATACAACAGCAACTAAAGGTATGCAAGTTGGTTACATTAAAATGTCAAGAGATCTATACGAATAGAATATATAACAGATTTAAATTAAAGAAAAATGGAAGCAATAAACCCTATTATAAGAAAAATAACAATAGGGGACTTAAAGCAAGGACTGACTTATCAGGTAGGTCAAAAGATGCTTGGAGGTTCACTAGAAGTCACCGCAATAATACAAGACGAGGCGGCTTGGTATAAACATCAACAAGTAGTGTATGATGTATATATAAAAAAAGATGGTGAGGAGTTCTCAAGACCCTGGAAAAGGTTTTTCTCTCAGCCAACAGCTATAGAATATAACACTGCAGTACTAGAAGAAGAGTACGAGGTTAAGTAAAGAGTAAACGTAAATATAAGCAAATATGAAGCCAATTAAAGATGTCTACTGGATAGAGGTAGAAAAAGAAACAGAGGATACGTTAATGTTAAATGGTCAAGAGATATATAGAGATACATCTTATGACCCTATGAAATTAGCTAGACAATATGGTACGGTGTACAAGACACCAATACAGGACACTAAAGAGACAGGAATACAGGAAGGTGATAAAGTTTGGTTTCACCACTTTATAGCAACACCTGTAAACCTTGTTAAACATGCTGATAAAGATAATATATATCAAGCTTTTTCAGAGCAGATATATCTTATACAAAGAGGCGAAGAGTACATTCCTGTAGGAGTATGGAACTTTATGGAACAGGAGATGAAAGATCCAGAGCAATCTGAGTCTGGAATATTCTTAGAGACTTCAGCGTCTGAAGTAGAGCTTCATGGAAAGGCAGTCATTATAAATGACTGGATGAAGGAGCAAGGAGTTAAGGAAGGAGATAGAGTTATGTGGAGTGAGAACTCTGAGTATGACATGAATATAGATGGAAAAAAACTTCTTCGTATGCGTAACTTTGATGTCTTAGCAGTTTATGAAGGAGCAGAATAAAGATTATGCTCTTAAGACTTTAGAGAAGTTAATAGAAGCAAGTAAAGGAGCTGTAGATCTTCTTATAGAAGAAATAGGTAAACCTTTAATAGAAGAAGATGATGCTAAAAGAAGGCAAGCTATAAAAGCAAAAAGAGAATGCTTTGAAGATTGTCAAGAAATTCTTTTAGGAATAAAAAACCTTGAGGATAGAATCAAGGAAGGAGAATCCTTAATAGAAGAGAAAAAAGATTTTAAAGGATCTTTTGCTGAACGGTATGCAAAAAAGTGATATGATATATCTTACTAAGGGTAGTGAGGGGGATGTCTTAGAGTTTGATAACTTAAAGATAGTTCTTCCTAAGAAACCTAGATATAAGAAAGACATATTATATTACAACCTCCCTAAGAAAGAACAAAGGTGGGTTAGAGAAGGTATACCAAAGGGATTGACTAGAGAGAATGCTTCTGACTATGTTGATTACATAGAAGAAGAATTTAGACGTAGGAGAGATGGTTTGTGGTTTTACAACAACGGTGTTCCTACATATATTACTGGATCGCATTATATGTTTATCCAGTGGAGTAAAATAGATGTTGGTTTTCCTGATTACAGAGATGCTAACAGAACGTTCTTTATTTTTTGGGAAGCGTGTAAAAACGACAAGAACTCTTATGGGATGTGTTTCCTTAAGAACAGGCGTAGTGGTTTTTCTTATATGGCAAGCAGTGAAATAGTTAATCTAGCTACTCAGGTTTACGATAGTAACTTTGGTTTACTATCTAAAACGGGTGCAGATGCTAAAACAATGTTTACAGATAAGGTAGTTCGTATATATAGAAAC